CTGTTGTAGTAAATACGTTTGTGTTAACATAGTCAGTTACTATACTGGAAATTTGTTTCGGACCTGAAGTATTCGGACCTACAATTCTGTTTTCTTCTACCCTTGACTGTAGTTCATCAGCAGACAATACACTGGTAGAGTCAGGAATATCAGAGAATGCCTTAGCAACCTTCTGATAATACAAGTCTAGGTCAGTCACTGCAAGTGCACTGCCAGCTGTATCAGTTATACCAGTTTGTATGTTTGCACCGTCAGCATACTCAAAACATGTAAGTTTATGGTGAGAATACGTTGGAGGTGATGATGCACTTGGTTGTGCAGGATCTTTGTAGACACCTGTAGAAGGACCATCAAAGAATGAGAACTGCCAGAAATAGCATCCACCTGTGACTCTGAATATAGCTGAACCACCGATAGCACCTGCAGAAGGGTCGGGAACATATAACGGTCTTAACTTAGTTTTTCTTAGATCCATACCCACGATGGATGTACCTCTAGGTACTACGACTCCACCTTCTACTGAGTTAAATCTATATAAAATATTGTTTGGATTGACGTTACCACTGGTATCAAGAAGGTCAAAATCACTAGCATTTGATAATTCAGCGATGTCAGATGGGATAAATGCTGCTCCAGATGTATTAAGACCAGGTCTGTTGTCAATAACGTAATCGCCAGGATATAATACTATACTAAATGCCTCGAATGCATCATTATACTGTCCACTACGATATGAGAATCTAGCAGCTTCCAGTAACGCCCTCTGTATACTTTTGAAAGGACGGTTAGGAGAGTTACCTCTATTGTCGAATGCGTCAGATGCATCAAAATCATCTGAGTTGACATATAGGCAACGTCCAGTTTTTGATGTAAAGACGTTCTTTAGTCTAGTAAGTGCCATCTGATAATACTCTGGTTATGAAGCTACCTCAGCAGTTTCCTCGAAACCAATCAAGGTTGCGGTTACAGCTGCGGTTGATTTAACATAGATTGACTGATAAGCACCAAGTACTATTCCACCCAGTTCAAATATAGAAGCGTCAGTGATTGACTTTTGTTTAACAAGATATTGATGCTCTTGTATCGCAGATACACCAGACACCAACAACTCAACACCATTTGCATCAATAAACTCTGTTGTAGGAGTTGTGTTTGATGCAGCAATTCTATCAACAGTAGTTGCTACAGGTCTATGGCGATTTGTATGTGATCTATTAAGGTTATTGTTACCCAATTCCCTTACTTCTTGGTTGATATCACGGAACTTTGCTAGACTGTAATCTAAATTGTTCCTAAATTCATGGTTATCGAAGTAAACGATACCCCTAAGGTTATCAAAATACTTGATTCTACCTGAGTTACCTCTAGTTGTACCACTACCTGCATGTGATACACCACTAGAAATGGAACCACCACCTGCACCTGTGTATGTAATGTCTCCAGAAGCAGGATATAGAGCATTAGCATTTGCTAATCCTCTTACCCATAGTCTACTATTACTTGAATCCCAATACTGCACAACTGCAGTCTGTGATGTTGGAGACATGGCAGGATTTGTCCATGATAATACTTCGCCTGGTGTAAAGGAACCAGATACAGCAGCACCGTCTACGTATATTGATGTAGTATATCCACCTGCGGGAAAAGAAAATCCAAGATAATTTGCTGGTGCACCAGGTTGTGATGCAGCTGCATCTAATTGTATTACGTCTGTCTGTTCAACTATACCTACGTCAACTGCAGCAGCACCACCAGTATTATTTGATATTACTAATTTTGCACTCACCATCGTAGCACCAGGACAGGTGTAGAAAGGAAACTCGTTAGCAGCAACAGCAAGTGAGTTTGCAGCTCTTGTATCGTTTGTGTAAGGTGTTACTGTTGGGGTGAATGAACCAAGAACACCATTTTGCTTAGTAGCCATGGTTAATTAAATGAATGGAAGTAGACTTTTGCTCTGGACGTACCTCCAGATGTATTTGCGTTTAATGTAGATGTGGAAGAAGTTAAGGGATCAGTAAGTACGATCTCTCTAGCAGTTATCTTACCACCTGTGCCTGCAACAGGGTTAGTGGTTGTAATTGCTAGGTCACCATCAATGTTTGAATCACCAGATACATCCAATCTCTTAGTTGGAGACTTGGCAATACCTAGATTACCATTAGTATCTAGCACCATTTGGTCAGTGCCTGTGTTGTCGGTAAAGTGTAAACCAATACCAACCACACCTTTTTGTAGGATAAATTTACCTGCAGATGCGTTACCAGCTACGATACTAGATCCTGTAGCATATATAGTCCCCTCAACTTCGAGGTTATATGTGGTAGGTGCTCTACCTACGCCAACTTTGGCACTAGATGCACTTCCTAATTGAAAATTGCCTGTACCGTTTGCGGTGAGATTACCCCCAAATACAGCGTTACCAGTAGCACTAGCCAAAGTAAACTTATCAGTAGCGATAGTGATGTCGCCACTGCCAGTGATAGATGTGACAGCATCAATTGCTCCTCCAATGTTAATACCTGTTGCACTCGTTGTGATACGAGAATTATTGTTATGATATAGAATAGTCTCAGTACTACTTGCCTTGAAATACTTAGTAGTGTGATTTGCAGCATTTAGTTCAACATTATCACTTGAAACAAACAACTGAGCAGCACTACTAGTAATATATGATGTATCAGATGTATTATTATATTGTATTTGCAAGTCATCGTCAGTTCCCATCTTGATTGACTTATCATCAATCATTTCAAGATGATTATTAATAGTTAAGTCACTTGTAATACTAACTGTCTGTTGAAATACTGCAGTGTTAGAGAATGTTGCTGACGCACTGAAGTTACTAGCAGCATTAACTGTTACACTATCTGATGCTCCATCTCCTAAAGTTGTGTTACCATTGATTTGAATTGTCTCAACGGTTAACGTTCCACTGAATGCAGCGTTATTGAGAGTTTTGTTGTTTAATGTTTGTGTAGCACCAAGAGTAACTAATGTATCAGCTGCAGCAACTGCACCATTAGACGGTAAAATATAAGTATGCGTTACACCTGTAGGCATATCAGCAGTACTAAATTTTGCAATTTTAGTATTGTCCGAAGAGTTAGGTATAATGAATAAGGTATCAGTAATCGCCAAAATAGAACCTAGACGTATCTTACCAGTACCTTGAGCAGATATAGTAAAGTCTAAGTTTGTATCGGCACTATCTTTTGCCTGTATATTGAGTGTACTTCCTACTTTCTGTAGGTTCAATCTAGCGTCACCCATTGCTAGTCCAATTTGTCCCTGAGATTCAGAGAACAGACCTGTTTGTGTCTTCAACTCAAACTGTACACCAGGCACAGTATATGATCCAGACGGTACTGCTCTAAAGAGACTTCCGACTGCCGATCTTTTATTTTGATCAGTTGGATCTGAGTTATCAAGTAACAGAACGGTATCGGAACTAGATACGGTTCCAGCTTCTAATAATGTAAGGTCAGATATCTTACGTGTTGCCACACTATTTGCACAATAAAACGTTCAAGTATATTTATACATCCTTATTGAAGAGAAAAAACCCTTCACTACCTTGCCAGTACCCTTTATCCCATGTATGATACTCATTTGCATATAATCTTGCCTTAGATTCTAATGGTTTGTCTTTCCAAGTGCATCCTTCACACGAATGCCCTAAAAACATCTTCTCACTTTCAATGTAAGAGAAGATCATATCACATGCAGGATTCTTTACTATGATAATAGAGACATGAGCACCAAGTACTTGTGGTTGTGTTACCTCAACTATCTGTTCCCTGTATGGTTTATCTGAATAATTATATCTTGAACTTGTTTTAAATTTCTTTTCTTCTATACGTTCGTGTTTAACATATATGTGTGCCCACTTTGTAGGGTTAGCTGATGCCTGTGTCCAGTTGTGGAACTCACCCTCAAACCAATCGCAAAATAAATCTAGTTCCATTTTATCGGACACTTGCCACTCTCCACTCTTTGTTTGATTATACCCCATGATTTGAAAGGTGCGAACGTACGTAATAGGTTGGTTTGTTTATTTGCTACATGCCATGATTCTGGAGGTTCTTTTTGCTCTATTATAAAGTCAGGATCACTCTTCTTAGAATATAATCTGAAATAATATAATGGAGTGTTTTTCTTAAGCATCAAATTAACATCAGTATCTAGTACTTTAAGTCCAACTACTAGAGGTCTATGCCACTCTGATATGGGAAATGTACCTGGTATCAATTCAAATCCAAGTCTAGACAACAATGGATGTGGGATTTGTTCTATCCACACATCCTTGTTCTTTGTCCAGAACATATAATTTAACTTTAGTTGTATCTCTGGGTATTCTCCTTCCAACCATCTCTCACCAAGGTGAAAGTATGTGTCATATGCTTCTTGATGGAGATCTGTAACTATTTTCCTTTCCTTGGTATCTACTTTAATACCAACGTCGAATGGTTGTTTAACTACCCAACAGTTCTCTGTCCATTTTTTCCATGCAGGACATTTTGTGTGATCGTACCCTGTGCTATAACCACCCCGAAATTTTTTTGGAGTTGCCATGAAATCATCAGGGAACTTTGTATCACGTTCTTCACCAATATTATAGTCCCAATAGACCCTCTTCACTCTTCCTCTACTGATTCTAGTTCTTGAATACAATCTACTGGTATTTCATTACCATCTATACTATACCAATGCTGATCCTCTCTTATGCCTAGGTATGCAAGATCACTAAAACTATGCTCTCTTAGCATTGCCTGTAATCTCCAGTGTATTAGTTCAGACTTTTTCATCGTCCTCTTCTAGTGCTTTATCTAGTTCTGCTTCGATCTCTGCTGTTTTCTTAGCAGCAGCATCTGCCTGAGCACGTGCTGACTTTGCAGCAGTTAGAGGTGCATCAGGATTTACTGCCTTCCTGTACTTGGATACATTGACCTTTCTCTTCTTACCCTTGTTTGCTTTGCATTTTTTAATTACTTCAATAGCATCACCAACGGTAACTATTTCACCTGCTTCTTCGTCAGGTATCTCAACACCAAAGCATTCTTCTAAGAACATGACAAGTTCTACCATGTCTAGACTGTCTAGTTCTAGGTCATCACCTAGTTTAGCATCCCATGTCACTTCTGTTTCAAGTTGTCTGGTTTCGCCCATGGTCTCAATGATTGCCATCTTAGCAACCTTAAGCATGGTAGCTTTGGAGATCCTCTTACTATCTTTGAGGATCTGCTTTATTTCTGAATAAGTTTTGTTATAAGACATTAAACATACATCACATCATCTACAGTGCAAGTGTCTCGAATATGATCGAGCACTCTCATGAACTCGTCCCCATTATCACAATCAATCGTGCGAACGGATCCTTTACTACTTAGTAGTGTAAAGCTTCTGCGTGGAATGTCAACCGTAACCTTATCAAGGTACTCATTTTCATCAAACATAAAATAGGGAGTCTGCAACATGGTTTTAGTGTAGCATATTATTTTAGGTTTGTAAAGTATGGTTGGTCACTTTTTCGACTGGCACGTCGGTTGATCTCACCTGCCTTCTCCAACAGGCTAAGACCTGCCTCACGTGTAGCCTGCAGCGTGTCTATAGCTTTTGTATTATCTGTGTTTTTTCGTACAATTTCTTCGACGTAATCGTCTAAATGGTCAGCAAGAATGTTCTTCAAAAAGGTTGCTTCTTGCTTAGTTACTGACATGTGGAAAGTCATTTGTTTCGTTTAACTCGACATTCAATTCAAATATATTGCACTGGCATCCATATCTATGTTGCCACCTGCAGTTACATTGTAGTTGCCACTGGTTGCTGTGTTCATTACACCAGTAACATTTATATCATAGCTATTGCCAGTTGGACTGCTGATCATTCCATCGAATGCTCCACCGTTGATACAAGATATTGAACTACCACTTATTTGGGTTCGTACCTTACCTGATACCTGTTGCATAACATTACCATCAGTCTTTTCATACCTACACTTCTTTGCTTCGGTACGAATATCTCCGTCACTACGGACTGAGAATGTTGATGTTTCCTTCTGGACTCTAACTTCATAATTACCTTTGACATCCTCTTTAATGGATCCACCTTCACTCAAGTCATTGAATAAGAAGGTAGTTTTATTCTCGTAAGAGTTAGATGAGAGTTTCATCTGATTCTTACTGCGAATAGTCATGTTCTCATCAGCGATCAAACTGTAGACACCCTTGCACTCTTGTTGCCAGTTGCCATTCACTATATCATAGCGATCGCCTTCGACTTCAGTATGCATGTCACCTTCGACATACAAATTAACGTCACCTATCACCTGTAAACATAATTTATCTGTTTTAGGATCTTCACCGCAACGAATTATAACATTATGGTCTGCTAAAACGATCAAATCATTGTAAGAAACGACGTTTGTATTCTGTTTTTCATCCATGTCAATGGTATTACCCAATGCATGAATCATACGGAACCTCTCTCCTTCCTTAGTATTATTCCTCTCAAATACATGACCTGCAGAACTGATCTCTACGTAGTTCTGGGGATATCTAATTTTAATATCAGGTGAGGTGTTCTCTTGATTAGATCCACCTGAGAATAGATTTACATTAGCCATTAGTATCCATAACCTCCTTGGTTCTGCTGCGTATTATTATTTTGTTGTGTCTGTTGTGTTGTCTGTTGTGTTGTTTGCTGTGTTGTCTGTTGTGTCGTATCTGTAGGAAGTTGTTCTGATGCTGGTGTGAATGATGTATCTTCAGATATAGTAGTAGTTGCACTAGTCAATGTAGTGTCTGTAAGTGTTTCTTGTACGCTTATCATAGGATGTCCTACACAATCTACATATGTTTGTAATTGTAGCACACCAGTCTCTTTGATTTGTCTAGGACCACTGAAACTATAAACTGGTGCTAACTGTCCACCACTACCTCTAGCAGGTGTAGTAGATGTTCCTACATCTCTAATCTTAGGTTTAACGAACCCAAGAATTTTAGTAGTGATAGTTGGTTCGACTAACTTACCGTCTTTATCAGTGCTATATGTACCAATCTGCTGTTCTTTTTCACCATTTCCTATAGTGATAATAGGATTGACATAATTTGATCCTACAGAGATAGTCTTGACATCATCTATTACAGGTATCAAATCACCACAGTTGGCATAGACTGCCTTCGCATTACCTGGTACTATAAGATCTGGGAATTTATTTTGGAAGTTCAATACAAATTGATATCCCGATTTAGTTTTAACAGTCATACCAATTTCAAACTGTGCATTATTTAATGGATCTATAGTAGCAATCTGCATGTGTGTGCTACTGTAATCTACATCAATCACCTGTAGTATATCAGGAGTTGATGGATCAACGACACCAGCTGCAGTCGAAACTAACATTAGTATATCACCATCAACTAGATTCTGTACATGATTTTCCTTATTGATAAGAGCAGTGTACTGTTCTTTGGGACAGAATGTATCGGCAGGATCAAATCCATATCCTATACCAGATTTCTGTACAGTGACAGATTCTACTTGACCATCATTAATGTTGGGTTTAAGTATAGCACCACCACCCTCAGGTTCATTACACGTAAACTGAGCAGCAACTGTTGCTTCCAAATTTACATTTGATCCTTTGTTCTTCATCCATACACCAACTATAGCACCTATATCATCAATGATAGGTAATGCTTTAACTGGTGTAGTGGATTGTAGGTTATTCCATACCATTTCAGGGAAGCATGGTTTCTTATTCAGGATACTATTATTACAGTTAACTGCTGCTGACTGTATATTACCTGCAGAGTCATAGAAATTCAGTGATTCAAATTTCTCTAATGGTCCTCTAGTATCAAAGTTCTTAGCAGTTATACCAGTTGCAATACCTGCAGCAGATTCGAGAGCAACCAATGCACCACTCTTTGTGTCAAATATTTGTTTGATACCATCTTTTGCAAACGGTACGAAACCATTGATAGGTTTACCATCACCAATAACTTCACCTGCAGCTGGTGGTTTGATTGGATATTGCTCAACCTCTTTTGCCTTTGCATCATTACCTTTTGCTTTAGCACCGTGGCATGTCTCATACACTGATGCACCTATAGCACATGATACTGCACCATCACAGAATAAATCTAAGAAGTCAAGAGTTTTACTCAATATACCTTGTATCATATCCTGAGCACCCTTGATAGAACCAACAACTCCTTTCAACATGCTAAGTGCACCTTCTATTTTCTCCATGATCTTACCCATGATGTCACCTATCATGTTCTCGATAAGACAGAGTGCAGTGTCAAGTACATTCTCTAGTAAATCTTTGAGCATACCTTCGATAAAGTTACCAAGATCCTTGAGCAAGTCTTTGAATAGACACGATACCAGTCCACCAACATCCTTGATTTGAGTCTTGACTGCATTGTCAAGGTCTGGATTAGGTATGTTGATATCATCAAGACCATCCCTCACTAATTTGTTGACATCTTCCATGACAACACCCTTGATGTTACCTAGTAGACCATTGAGTTTTGCCTGTATTCTATTCTTTGTGCTAGTAATCTTCTTATCAAGATCAACAACTACACCCGTATTTTTATCAATGAAGTCACCTATCTCATTCTGCTCTATACCACGAGCAAACTTCATGAACTCTGCCATAGGTGCTTCTAGTTTGGTAGCAGTCTCACCACCACACTTACCATTACCTATTTGTACAGTCACACATTTCTTTTGACTTGCTATTGTTTGTGCTGAAGTCTCTGGTTCTGCAGGACCACGAGGGTTTCGAGTACTATCTTCTCCTTCATTATCTGGTACACCGTCATTGTTTGTTGGTGCTTCCTCCAATCCCGTCTCTTCATTATCTTCTACTGTACTACCAGTACCACCAACACTACTACCTTCACTACCATGAACCTTCTCATCATAGGTAGGTGCAGATAGTTGATCAAATCCTGTTTGTGTACCACCTAGAGAACCATAACCTGACTGTGGATTTTCATCACCAAGTGCACCCAGAATAATAGGTACTTGTGCATTAGCACCATCCATGAAAAATCCAATCACCCAACTGTTGATCTGTAATTGATGTAGTGCACCAATACCTGATCTCTGTGGATGAGTTACGGGCATCATAACCATCGCCCATGGTAAATCTTCTGTAGGTAGTTCTGCCTTACTTGGGCTATGATAGCCCATGATTCTTACCTTGACCTTATTAGTCCAGTCCCAATCAAAATTTGTTTTACCTGCTAGTGCTGCTAGTAAAGGATTAAGGGTTGTTGCTGTATTGACTGCACTACCAGCAACATTCTTAGCAAGGTCAGATAAAAAATGACCACTACCATCGTTCTCAACCTGTCCGACGAACCAGTTGAAACCATCTTTACCTATAAAATTAGCAGAACCCTCGTTCATGCTCCACCCTCCATAGTTGGGAATGAACCAGGACTGTCAGTGTATAGTACTAACTTAGTTGTCATCTTATCCATTGATGATAGGAATTGCTTTTCGACTCTACCGATAACATATCTACCACTGTTCTCATAATCCATCTCTTTATCCTTACCCTTGAAACTCAATACTTCAACGACATCACCAACTGTGAGTTCATTGGTGCCAATATATTCTACTTCTGCTGTCTTACTATAAAATAATTTTTCCCTGAGGGATGCTTGGGATAACTGTCTTGTCATACCCTTACTATAGGTACCTTCTGTAAAGAGTGCAGTATCCATCACTTTAGACATAATACGAGTGTGTGCATTGTCCCTATCAAATTTCTTGTAATAATCTGGAGGAGTAAAACTAGGATTCATTAGGGGTACATCCTTGTAATATTTAGTTATGTTAAAAGGATGCTCTACGTATTTCATGTCTTTAACATCCAAAGTCATGACCATACTATTAAATGATCCTACGTTAAGACCCTTCAATACATCAAAACTTGATGTCACTTGGAACTTATCAATTGGGAGAATATTCTTATCCTTATCAGGTTCTTCATTGTCCGTTGGAGAATGACCTACTACTAATTTTTTTATAGGATCTTTACGGGAGAATCTATCATACGATTCAAAATTATATCCTCTCTTATTCTGATAGAAACAATAACCAGCAGATGCAGCTTTACTTCCTTTCTTCTTCTCTGCTATTGATTTAGCACACAACCATTTAATAATAGTATATGGTGACCAGTAAGGTGATATGAATGAGAATTTATTTTGTGTCTTCTCTATATTAATAGGATAAGTTGTATGCAGTACGTCCTTTAAGATCTCTTTCTGTACAATGTCACTGATTTTACGACCTCCGCCCTTTCCAAATCTTCTGGATAATTTAGTAGCACCGTTGTTAATAAGATCGTATGTGCATATTAATAAGGTAGCTTTAGACTTCCCATCTTTAGTTGATCTATCTTGTATGTCATATATGACTCCGTTAATCTGATAGAAATTAGTTGTAGGTTCTTCTGTATCTTCCCATCCGATGAATACAGGTTCCATACCTTGTAGTGAAGATATGATACCAGTTCCACTGTCAGTTATCTGAGCTTCCAACCTAATTGATGCACTTCTAATATCCTCAGTATACTTTAGATATAGTATATGATTCATAGTCAAAGGAATAGGATCAGCAACCATAGGTGAGTTGATGACGAAATGCCTTAGAGAAAAATTTGATCTAGTTTCTTGCATTAGAATTGACTCGTTATGGTATACTCATCAAAGTATGGACTGTACTTTACTTTAGGTATGGCTTCATCACTACCTTGATCCATAGAACCACTGTTACCACCAACTGATGCAGGTGCAGGATTTTTCATTTTTATAGGAATTGGATTCATAGCAGCCTGTTTCTGCTCTTCTTGTTTAAGTTGGTTCTCTTGAATAACATTTTCTGTTAGTTCATTGAGGTTGGTTGTTTGATCACCACCTCTAAATCTATTAATAAGACCACCTGCAGCTGATGCAGCCATACCCATTGGTGTGTACTTGAATGCTTTCTTAGCAAAGTTACCAACACCACCTAAGAAACCTTTGACCTTTGGATTTGCAGTGACGTTCTTAAACTTATCTTTAGCAGCACCAAACATTTTCATACCCATACCCATAGGTGTATAATCAAATGCTTTCTTAGCACCTCCCTTGAGTCTGTCCCAGAATCCTCCTTTACTTTTCTCACCATCTCCAATATAACCAGGCATATATCCAGGTGCAGAATAGAAGTCTGGTACTAATGGATCACCCGTAGCAACTGATTCAGTTATTGCACCACCAGCTTGTGCATTTGCTCTTGATGAAGCTGCTTTACCTATTAAGAACTTCAGACCTAACTCAAATAGACCTTTACTCTTATCTTTCTTCTCTTCTTTCTCCTCAGTTTTCTTCCAGTTGTCACGCTTCTTTTTAAGTTCGTCTACATTAAGTGTCTCCTTCTCACCTTCATCTTCTGTTGGTTCAGGTGTTGGAAGTTTAAATGCTGACTGTAATACAGACAGGTTCTTTTTAATTATTGTAGTACCACTACCCTCTGATGGAGTCTTAGACATTGTATCCATCAAACTAGATGCAGCTGCCTTAGATGGCAACGTCATTGCTTCTTGGAATGCCTTCTTAAATTTCTTATCTATCTCAAAGTCTTGAACAATAGCAGCAGCTGCCTTGTCTATGGGTACGATAGCATTACTCTCTTCTAATGTCTGATATGGTTCGTCGGTTGGTTCTGACCCTAAACTCTCTGCAGTAATATCAATGATAGGGTTCATACCAACAGCACCACCCTTTTTAAATGGCACTTCCTTATCTGCATCATCATTTTCTTGCTTGATACTCAATGGTGGCATCATTTCATTAACGGGACTAAGATCCACGTTACGGGTCATTGCACTGACAGATAACCCACCAATTTCATCTAGTGACTGTATTCTCTCAGATAGTAAAAAGTCCTCACGCATCTCCTTACGCATGAGCACCTTAAGTAACAGGTTACGGTCATCAAGTAACTCAGCTAGACCATCAAACTTATGGTTTAGATTCCTAAACGTCGTTAGCAGTTTATCTCTATACATATGCAACCTCTACTCTTGTTCCCTTAGAGAACTGATCCACAATATAATGACGTTGAACTTCAGGATCTAACTTCTGAATTTGTGGAGGTCCTGGTATAATTCTTACTGGACTTGGTACAACAACTGGATATGGGATAACAGCACCGTTACCATTTTTAGTGGCCTGTTGTACTGGTTGTTCACTAATCATAGTTTGAGAAGGACTTGGTTCAGGTGGATTAGTTGTATTTGGTGCTTCTAAATTGGTAGGATCTCCAACCTTACCCTTAAGGAAACTTCCAACAACAGACAACATCTTACCTCCAAGAGTCTTAGCACCCTCTTTCTTCTTCTCCTCTTTCCAATCAGACTTATCACCTTGTAGAAATTTTCCTCTATCTTCATTAGTCTTGAAGTCAAAGTGAACTGGGTCTGTAGGACCTTCCCACTCAAATCCATATTGTTTACCGTTCTTTCTCATCCATTCATTTGCTGCTGACCCTTGATCTATATCAAGTGACCATCCTTGTTGGTGTGGTGACATACCAACAGGAGCTGGTGTAATAACACTAGGATCATCCTCGTTGTTTACAAGACTCTGCTGTTCCTCTGCACTTCTAAATGCTGATGTAACTGCACTTGGTAAGTCAACACCGTCAGATGCAGCAGCCCTAACTGCTTTTTTCCACCCAGACTCTGCTGAAGGATTCAATACAATCTTCTGGCCAAACATATCTCTACCTGTATCAGTTGGCACGGGTAATGGTTTCTTACCTCCACCTCTTGATTGTTTAAACTTATTAACTGCACCACCAACAGCACCTGCTGCTCTCTTACCAAGATTCATCATACCTCTAACAGGTCTTTCAAATGCTTGTCTGACTGCAGGTGTCGGACCTGAACTCGGTCCTCCCTTCTCTGCAGGTCGAAATGGATTAAATGCTTGGTCTGGTCTACCTAACAATGGAGGTTTTTCACCTGCTTCAAATGATTCATCACTCTGACCTCTCTGTGCCAGATCGTCTTCCATTAAATCTTTCCATGATGCATTGTTCTCATCTTCTATACGATCGTTCCTACCTTTATTCCACCATGCTATTGGTGCACTCAATCCAAACTTTCCACCTTTAATCTTTAATGCACCTAGATTGAACATATTTTTTATTTTATTGATAGATGCTGCTATTTTTGCTTTCGACGGGTTACTCGGTAACGAATTTAAGAATCCAGACGTTGCTTCCAACATGGTCTTTGATCCTTGCTTGTATATACTGTTGATAGCGTCACCTAGTTTCTGCATAGGAACGACTATTTCTGGACCCGCTTCACCTATGAGTGCCTTGGTTGGTTTAGTTATTGCTGCAGCACCTTTCTTAATTTTTGCCCCAAGATTTTTTGCAACACCCTTTGCTTTTCCAAATCCTTTTTTGAATGATGCTGCCATCTTACCAAAGTCAGGCATCTTTGGCATCTTAAATGCATTTGGATCTGGTATCGTACCATGAAGCGAATGGGTTCCCCTTAATATCTCACCATCATCAGGTTTGAACTGCTCCACGGGTATAGTATCTTTCCACAGATCAGCAGGTACTTCGTAATCTCGTGATGGTTGTGCAACTTTTTGCATTCCAACATACCATCTCTCTCTAGCTCTAAGGAATGTGAAGAAATCATCCTCAGTCTCCATGCTTGTTTCAAAAGACGCAACAAACTTATCACTCACTTCGGTGAGCTGTTCAGCTAAGTCATCTATAGTTGCGTTTGCCATCAGCGTTGTCTTCTACGTTCTTCATCTATTCTCTCTCTTTCCTTCTGTAGGTGAGAGGATAGAAGGTTTACATACACATCCCGTTCCCACGGAATCATGTTTTCAATATCAGTCAAGCTATATTTATGGTGTTGAACCAACGAAAAATTCGTCTGATAAAAGTTCATCATGCCCTCATGGAAGAGGGCTATGCGAAAAAATCAGCAAGACCTTCAATTACCACCTCATTCATAACCTGCGTCTTAGGGTTTTTGACCTTAAGTACATGACGAAGTGTAGGCATGGTGTTGAAGAATTCTTGTATCATTCCAAACTGTGCATTGGTTAGAGTCTCTACCCAATCTCTCGCTTCCTCTGCTGTAAATGATCCTGTTGCATCTTCACCGACATATACTCTCTTAATACATTTACCAACCAACTCATAAGGATCAACCTTATCTTGATTGAATGTAATAGCAGCAAAATATTCCATGTCTGGATACTTCATCTCTACAGTGATATCATCACTGATTTTAAATACGTTCTTATGTCCTTTCGGGAAGTTGACTTTGACATCATCTACAGCGAATGTCACATTGATTTCTGTCTCTCCATCATCAGGGCAAGTGACTTTCATTTCAATTTCTTCACTGATTGATCTAGCACGAACTTGAAGGAAGATATACTCTATATCAAACAGAGCCATATCATCAAGATTATGCTTGGTGATGATACAATTATTCAGTACAGTTTTTATTGCTTCTAACGTCTGCTCAGAATCTTGTTGCTCTAATGCAATGATTAAAGTCTTTTGTTCTTTAACAAGGAATGGTCTGTACTTCAGTTTCTTTTTAGTAGAAGGCACCGTCAACGTATACGTTGGCGTAACAATTTCAGGTAATGGCATGATTTATTCG